GTTGGCATCTCTCAATCCTCTGAGTTTTGCCTTCATGGTTGGAAGTGCAACGTGTCCGTTTACCATAAATCCATCGGCTTCAGTAGCTGCAAGAACTCCACTTTCGCCCATAATATCATCATAAATATCATTACCGGTTCCAAGTGTTACAACATTACCGGCAGAAGTTGCTGCAGTTAATAAATCATCTGGCCAAGCTGCGGGAGCATTAGTCCCAATTGAAATTGCACCATCAATTACTTTTCCAAATGCTTCAACTAATCTGGGCTGTACTTCAGCCCAAATATCATAATCGGCATCATCTAAAACCGCCTCTGGAATTGGAACTATTACAGCTATTTCTTCGGCATTTAAATATTTATTTCCCCATTTTTGTTCGGTGGTTTGCTTTAAGCCGGTATCACCATTTACAAAATAAGCGATTGGTAAAACAGAAAGAACCGGCATTCTTTGCTGTTTTCTGCTCATATTAGGCAGTTTTTTAAACTTTGGTAAAAAACTTGAACTATCAGGAACATTTTGAATAATTTCTCTTGACACCTCTTCTGGAATCAGAGCTGCAGCATCCGTTGATCTGTCTATTAAACTATTGAAAGGCATTGTAACTCCATAATTTTATTGTTATTAATAGCCAGCAGCTGTTCTAATGATTGCATTCATTCCGCTTTTATCATTTACGTTTGAGTTTTGATTATTGGGAGGAACTCTTCCGCCATTTTTCAAAGCATCTTTAACCGCATCATTAACCGCTTTTGTAAAAACATTTTCAAGAATATTAATGTTCGCATTTGTGGTTGTTTCGTCATCACCAACTAAAAAATCAACCAATTCGGCAAGCGAGGGATTTTTTAAATTTTTCAAAGCTGTATTCTTTAGCCCCTCTTTCTTCAACATTTGTTGAGTCGATTGATTTTGTTCCTCAAGCTTCTTTAAGCGTTTTTGCTCTTCGGTTTCCCCGGGGTTGCGCTTGGTAACTTCCTCATCAATTATTTCGGGAAGATTTTTTTCTTTCCAAGATTCAAGCCCTTTAGTAAAGTTCTTGTCGTACCTTGGTTGCAACAATTTACCCCCAGCGTCCGTGTCTAAAAATGGATTTAATTTTTCCGGGGTATAAAACTCATTAACAAACCCTTTCACATCTTCCGAGTTTGCATTACTCTCAACAAATGTTCTTACATCTTGAATATTTTCTGCTGGCATTACTTTTCTCCTTTTTGCCCTGGGAGTACGCGCCTCTCAGTTCTTTGTAATTTTTAGCCCTTAAAGTACGCGCCTTTAAGTTCTTCAAATTTGTTTGTGAGAAATGTAAGTTTTTAGTAGCAAGTTGTCATCGTATTTATTGTACGATAAATAAAAAAATATGGGGCGCGTTAATAATTTAATTTAATAGAAGGAGGTTCATCTTTTTTTTAACATAGCCAAATATTCAGATTTCTCCTGAACAATTATGGTCTCTCGATCGTTTATATCAAATTCGGCAACTCCTGTATTCCCGGGCAACCCTCTTACACCGTTGGGGTAACGAAAGAGCCCATCTTTTCCAGCCATTTGACCATGCATCTGGGAGCTTTGAGCCCTGGTCCGATCATCTAGAACTGACGAAATAACCTTTACAAGAGTTATCCCTATCTTTTTCCCATTTTTAATGGATTTTTCTAGCGCATCATTTCTAGCAGCTACTTGAACCCTATGACTTTCGGTTCTGACTATTCTTACAACATTGTTTGTCAGACCGTTAACCTTTTGAGTAATTTCTGCAGTGGTCTTAGAAAATCCTTTCCCCTCAATTAAACCGCGTGTTATTTCGGACTTAACCTTTTCGATAGATTTTAGGTGATGACCCTTGGTCCTCCATTCCCAGCCAACCCGATCATAAGGATTTGTTAAAGATTCTCGGATAGTTTGAAAATTAGGTAGGCTAAAACTAAAATCAATTTCCAAAACACCACCTATGGCATTTGTAGTTAATTGGCTGCTGCTTTTGTAAAGCAAAGGAACTTGTTTTGAAAATAAACTTATTGATTCTCCGGTAAGGTTGGTTATATCTTCTGCAATTTTCTTTTCAAGGTATTCAAGGCGCCGGTATTTTTTCATCTCATCAAAAGTAACTTTGTCGCCATACTTTCTGTACATTTCTGATAGAGAAAATCTAATATCTTTCAGAAGTTCTTTATATTTAAAAATCAACTGAGATTCAATATCTTTATGCTGCTTTCTTATTGCCTCTTCAATTATTTTAAATTGCTTTTGTAATTCGTCATTTATTTCTTTATTACTCATTTTTCTGCTGGTCGAATTTTTGTTTTAGAAGCTCGATTTTATCAAGATCTATTTCATTCTCCTCTTCCTCAAGCTGATCAACCACATCCTGGGGATTATCAATAAATGGCAATAAGGAATAAATGATTTTCTTTGGTAATTTTCCCCATAGTTCAGTAACCACTTTTGCAGAGTACAATAAGTCAACCGGTAGTTTTCTAGTAAACTCGTATGTTATATCCAAATAATTTATTTTCTTAACTCCCCTATTAAGCACAGAAATAACTAACCTATACTGCTCCTTCAGACATTTTGTAAAATATCGTTCAATCACTATACCTAGAAAAACAAATGTTAACATCCTCCACTTTCTGCTCTCCCCGCTTTCGGCGCCTCCAGCAACGAATTTTTCACTTGTCATATTTACTGTTTTACTGAACTTATAAATGTTATTATCAATTATTTGAAGTAAATTTTCCACATATTCAGGGTTTAGAGTCTTAGTAATAAAATCGACATCACAATCCTTGTCAGGCAAATTAAATATTCCGGTCCTTCTAGCTTTTTTTCTTTCATCCTCATCAATTTCGGCACCGGTTGCTTTTAGGTATGCGTTTCTAAATTCTATAACTTCATTTAACCAGTCAGAAAGCCCCTCGTCATATCCATCAATCAATTGCTCCACTTTAGCAAAAGCCGTTTGTTCTCTTGAATTAGGAATGAACTTAACTATCGGTACACCGTCAAAAAAGTGAGGTTGTGGATTAACGATTTCTTTTAATTCACTATTCTCATAGACTTCACCCTTTTCCTTTACATATGACCCGCCTTGCTTAATAAAGTACGTAACATTTTCTTTATCATACCATTCAACCTTTATTGTTTTGGTTTCTTTTCCAGTGTCAGTATTAACAATTGTGTAGGCATAGTAAATCAAGGCATAATCTATTCTGTCACCACTGGCATTGAAAATGTAAATTACCTCCCATGGCTTTAGATTAACGGCTCGAACCTCTCCTGTTCCAGCTTCAACATACAACAATCTTCCAGCCTGACCGCAAGAAAGCATATATTCACCAAGCTCGGTATTTAGCGCATCTATTGAATTTAAAGAATTAAAATCCGTAATTAATTTTTGACCGTTATCATCCGGGTACATAACAGAAATAGACTCACCTAACACAAATCCATTAATTTGATCCACAATATCACCCCTAAAATCATTTGCTAACTTTTTATTCACACTGATTTTGGCTTTGTCAACATAAGGACGATTTAATATCGGCACTTTTCCAGCATATTTGTCATAATTCTTTTTTAACTCTGTTGCCAAATCTTGGTGATCCTTAATCTCCTTGGTGATAATCTTACTCATCATGACATCACCACCATTTTCTAACAGCCTAACAATATCTTCGCTTCTCATTTTATGTTACCATTTGTTTATGATCAAATTATTATAAACCATTTTTTCCAGCGATAATTTTTCGTCTCTGTTTTCTTACCCAGTTCCAATATACCGCTGCATCTCCTTTATTTGGAGATCTTCCAAGACGTTTTTTAATATCATCCTTAGACTCAACAATGATGTACTGATCATTATCTTTATAGGTTGGAGAGCATAAATCAGCAATCAACTCTTCGTCATTAGGAATTTTTAGATCACCCGTCTTAAGGTCTTCTCTCATTTGCCACCACATTTGTGATCGGAGATTTTTAAACCTATAAGTATTCTTTGGCATGATATAAGCTTTTGCGCCCCCAATTAGATTCGTAACGCGGTAATTGAGTTCTTTAAGCGCATTTATAGTGCCAGCCCCTACACCAACGCCATCTACCCCGACTAATTTCGGATCCATTTTATTCTCAATAATTAATTCTTTTACTTTCGTTTTCCCCAGTTGGTTGGAATCCGGACATTGAAAAGCGCTGATTTTTTGTAAATGTGGGCCCTTCCCAAAAGCTAAAGCAGCTTGATCGC